TGGATACGGTTATTCTAAAAAGCTCTGTGAGAGTGTTACCTCTTGGTTTCTGAAGAAGTATTATCCACGTCATAAGATTGATGTGGATATTTTACATCGTGGATTGAGACGTGAAAATGTACTGGGGTATTGTGATGTAGTTGGTCCTTCTTATCGACCAAGACACTTCCTGATTGAACTTCAGACCGATATGTGTAAGGAGTTGTATATAAAAACTCTTTTACATGAATTGACTCATCTTGCACAATGGGTAAGAGGTGATCTACGACACCGATATGGAAAATTGTGTTATTCACAAGAACCAGTGGAAATCTATGACTATGAAGATCAACCACATGAAATTGAAGCACGAGAGGAAGAAGAAAGACTCTACAATCTGTACTGTAATGAAATCTTAACATAGTTGCAAGTGTCAATTTCTCAAACTACAATAAAGAAAAATGGAAAATGATCAAGAGATGCAAGCTATCAGAGACTTTCTAACAGATGAGCAGTGGCACATTGTGATTGATGCTATCGAACAGGAAGCATTTTTATTGGATGAAAGTGAGGAGTATTTTGATAAGTGTGAGGACATCATAAACAGAATCCATTCATTGCTTCACATTACTGGGCCCTCTAAAGTGTCCTAGTTGTATGAAGACCACTATGAAAGAAAACAAGATGACAACACTTTTCCGTCAAGGAATCAAATTTGAAGAGTATTGGGGCACTGAAGTTCGTGCTCATCACATGAACACTCGTTCTGTTTATCGTCTGCTGGAAGATGATGACATTGCGATCATACATTCTGCACCATATGTTGATGGTGAAAGTGTTGATCAATTTGCTGTAACTTTCACTGAAGTTACTGCATATCATGAGAATGGAAATGTGTTATCATCAACCACAAAAACACTTGGAGTTTATGATAACTGGTTGGATGCTTATTACCGAGCATTTTCTATTCTAAACAAGAAAACATTAGCACAACTTGTGTGACCATGAGAATTGACATTGTAGGTCGAATTATCGGAAGCTTTCTGGTTGTTTCTGCTTATTTTGTTGTTTTACATGTAAATGTAACATTTGGAGTTCTGATGCACTTCATTGCCGATGCAATTTCCATTCCATTCTTTATACGAACAAAGTCATGGGATGTTGTAATTATGTTGGCATTTCTTTTGATCATTTCAACTAGCAAACTTTTCAATTTAGGAGTGACTGTATCATGAAATGGGATGTGAAACTGTATGTTGCAGGAAAGGTATTTACCGAAGAAGTTTATGCACGAGATGCACAAGATGCAAGGGAGACAGCATTAGCACGAAATCCCACTGCTAAAGTTATTGGAGTGAATGGGAGTTTCAAATAGTGGGCCCCCTTAAAGTGTCTCATTAGTGTAAGCACAGTTCAGAAAAATGCAAGAATCAAAGTTTCTTCTTCATGGTCAATTTCATCGTGACAATGGTTGGATCATGAATGATTGTTTAGGTTACATCAAAGAAACAAAAGAGGATGCGATTGCAACATGTAATCGACTTTATCCTAACTTTGTGATTCACTCTATCACTGTTGAAGAATGACCAAAGCAACACACAAACGATTCACACACATTTTTTGATCATGAACGAAACTGAACTCGAAGCTCTTGAAGTGATGGAAACCATTGAGGATTCCGTTGAATATATTTGTAATGAGTATATGTTAAGTGGAGAGAAAGTTTGGACTATGATTGCAGCACTTGCTGATGCAAAGATTGCACAATTTCCTGATTGATAATGAGTGGGCCCTTGAAAGTGTTTCAGTAGTGTAAGTCGTTCGTTATTTCAGTCATGCAACTCACTTCCAAAGATGGTAACATGGTTGTTGATTTCTATCCCGTCAAATTTGCAGACGGTGAGATTCACAATCGTTTGATGCTCAAGGTTGTTACTTTTATTGGTGCAACTCAATCCAAATCTTACATCAACAAGAAAGATTTTCAACGTGAGGTTGATTCTCGTGTGAAGGGTTATGGTTATCAAGTCACTGATGATTCGATGATTCCACAACTCTTTAATTCTGCAATGGGTCTTGCTTGCTGAATGTCAATTATTCAATCTTATCTTCACAATAAAATGATGGATCGTCTTGAAATGTTTTCTAAAAGTGTATTCGCAGAGAAAGAACGCAAAGAGTTCTTTGATTCAATCAAAATCAAGAAAGAACCTGTCATGGTTATCGATCTTAATACTCTTAAACTTCGACCTTCAAAGTACAAATGACTTCACATGTCAATTATTCAATCTTATCTTCACAATAAAATGATGGATCGTCTCGAAATGCTTTCTCAACGTGAACAATTGATGGAGGACATTGATTGTATCATCACTGAATACTTTTCACAGTACGATGTCAATTATGACGAAGAACTTGTAAGGATATTGTGTGATGCTGTTTGCAAAAACTTTCCTGCTAACTGATGTCATTTGTTTCCACCTTTGATCATACTAATTCCATGACTGACAACATCATCAACCGTGACGAATTACAATCCAATCTTATCAATCAGATTCTGGATGATATGGATTTGAAGACGATGTATTCTTGCTTATATGATTACATGTCTGAAAGCTATGACAAGTATTCAGTTGATGAAATTGTCGAAGAAGTCGAAGAGTATTACCCACAATTGTTGGAGGATTGATAACTCTCAAAACATGTCAATTTACAAAGATTACTGGACTAAACCAAAACCAACGAAAGAACCCAAATCAAAGGAATCCAAATGAAAACATCATTTTGTAATGGCAATTCATGGTCTAAATTTGATGCTTACTATCATGATGATAGTGAACAATGGACTTATGAATTGATTGATGGACATCACCGCACAAGTTTAATTTACGAGGACAATGATGATGAAATTCTACAAGATTACTGATATTGAGTTTGATTTTGATTATGAAGACATTACATTGGAGGAACAGAATGAAGTGATCGAAGGTGCCAAAGCTTGTCTATGGGATGCAACAAATGAGGATGATCTTTGTGATGTGATTAGTGACAACACCGGATGGTTTGTCAAGTCATTCTCTTATGATGTTGTTCGATAACAAACACTGGGCCCCTTAAAGTGTTTCAGTAGTATAGAAACGAAACAACTCTCTCAAATGTCTCAACAACTCAATGCTTCTATCTATCGTCAACTCTTCACTGATTGTGAGTGGGATGCTATCTCTTCTGCAATGAAAGATTATGCTGATTATGGTGACGAAGAAGCAAACATTGCTGATTCGATTGATGCAAAGATCACTCAAATTTTCAAACTTACTGCCTGATTATGTTACATCAACTCCCTAACGGTAAAATCATCATGCACGATGGATTAACCCGTGAACTTGCTATTCAACGAATGCAAAATGAACAGCGTTGGATACAAGACAATCGTGAACAATTAGATCGTGATTCTCAACAACTCTTCGATGATATGTTCGGAGGTTAATTCTTTTCTCTTCTCTCCGAAATCTTCCGAGGTTTTTCGAGTCGAGTCGCGCCCCTAATTTGTATTCTAATTATGGCAACTTATCGTGCTAAATGTTGGTTAGGTTCTTCATCTGGGTATCAAGAACTTGAAGTGCAATCTAACACCCGTAATGGGGCATATGAACAGTTTGAAAGAATCTATGGTGCTGAACAAATTATTAACCTTCGAGAGGTAAACTCAGGTAATTCATCATCAAATTCTGATTTGAACATTGGTGGTTCTTTTACACTTATTGCGATTGTAGTTGCACTCTGGGTTCTCATCGAATGGTGGTGGATTGCTATACCTACTGCAGTGATTATTGGTCTTCTGTGTTGGTATGGTTCACAAGACTAATCATTACTGGGCCCCTGAAAGTGTCCCTGTAGTGTAAGCACAATCACTGAACAAAAAAACAATGCGTAAGATCGAACAACAAATGAACGATGCCATTTCTAACAACAAGTCCTGGCAATCTGCAAACACCAGTGTTGTTTGTGATGACAATGGTGTCTCTCATGTGTATCTGCACGGCAACAAGATTGCAGAGGTTGGTGATAATTATATTCAGATCTTTGATGGAGGTCGGCAATCCAATACCACCAAATCCCGTCTGAATGCTATTCTCAAAGAACATGCAATTGATGGTGAGTGTGTGTATCAAAAGAACTTCAAATGGTATGTTGATAAGTTCATCGGACAAGCAGGAACTTCCAAGGTTTATAACACTTTCGAGTTCACTGATGGTTTCATGTTTGCCTGAAGCTGCATTATTACAATAACACATAAAGAGGGCAAAAAACCCCTCTTTTTTTATGTTTTTGTGTTAATTTTGTATTAAAAATGTATTAAAAAATATAGCTTTGTTAATGAGAATCATTATCAATAAGGAAAATAGAGTGACTCTGTGGTATCTTGCCAGTATCTGTAGAGTATATTTAAGGGTCTTATTTGTGGTTTTAATGTGTTCAGACCTTGGTGATTATGTTCTTCTAAATCCTTCCGGACCTGGTAATTATGTTCTGATAAATGTGTCCAGACCTTGTGATCTTACCGTGCGTCAGCTTATCACACCACCGAGAAATTGTCAACCCCCCGATGTCAGAATTTCCAGAAATAAGACTTATAAAAATCATAATGATTCTGATAAATACCTGCAATGACTTGACAGATATGCTCTGTTAGATTATACTATAAAAGTCACTCAAATCCCCCCAAAGATATGTCAGTTGCTTATCGCCAGGCACAGAAACAGCGTTATCGCATTACTCTTGAGCTTGATGTAATGCATGACTTCGACCCGCACCAGCTTGATTGGGAGAAACTCTTTGAGCTGGAACCGGCAGAGAAGGTGACAGCTTATGTGGAGGATTTGAGCACACCGGACTTTTGGTGAGTTATAAACAGTGGGCCCTGTAAAGTGTTCTAGTAGTATAAGGGACGCAATCGGACGGACCCACTGACACCTCACCGATTGAATCTCAAGATCAGATCTGATCATCAGTCACCGTTAATTATCAGTCTTATGACATCAACTTTGAAGTCTAATCTCACCGATACCACTTACAACGGGTGGGCGAATTATGAGACCTGGAATGTAGCACTTTGGTTAGGTAATGCTGAGGTTTTGTATCACCTTGCCCGTGGTTATCGTCATCATGGTTATAAGTCTCTGTCACACGTGTTAGTTGAACATTATGGACCTAATACTCCTGATGGTGTTAACTGGCAGGACAGTGAGCTTGATATCACTGAACTGAATGAAATGTTAGAAGAACTCTGATATCAGTTTAGCAAATTGACCTGGAGATGTCAATAAACTCTCTATCAGTTCTTTACACTTTTCTCTCGTTATTATGACTCGCGAAACTGCACTTGGTATGCTCCGTCAAGGTAACACTGGCAACGATATCTTGGCAATTCTGGATGTGATCGTCTCTGATATTGAAGATGATAATATTCAGGATTGTGCAGAGCATTATGCTGCTATCAGTGCCGATTTTGCGTTCTGATTGATAGTTTCCGTGCGGGGAGTTGACAACAGTCTCTTCCCGTATTATAATGAGTTTATATCAGTGAATGAGCAGTGATTTATGCGGTTCGTTGATATCGCCCGGCGGGCGTTGTCCCCGTATATAAAAATCCATCACTACCCTAACCTACAGAGGTGACAAAATGCGAGCTAAATATAAAAACTGAAAAAAAAATTTTGAGGGGCTGAGAAGTCCCTTTTTTAGTTTTTATAAAATTTGATATATAATTTTAAGATGTAAAATAAATTGAGTAAAAAAAAATTCCGAAAAAATTTTTGAGGACCCTATGGAAAAAATATATCACATATATGCAAAGAATAAATGTATATTTCATTCATTAAAGGAGGAAGAATTTCGAAGGACTTGGAATCAATTGAATAGTATGGTAGGATTAATGAAGACAGATTATACAACGGAAGATTTAAGTTATGAGGAAGCTGTATTTTTAAGTGAGCACGGAGGAGGACCTTACGATTCACCTTCGTATTGACGGACCTTGGTCTTGACTGAACATATATAATCTGTTAGAATTGAACTGAAAGTTTATTTCCATTATGGCAAAAGGATTTACTGTAAAAACTGTAGCACCAAAGAAGGAATCAAAACCTGATTTTGACATTCCTGCAATTAAGGAACGTATGAGGGGAAAGACGATTGTATTTTGTCTTCCAGGACGAGGATGTTCATATATCTTTCTGAAGAACTTTGTACAACTATGTTTTGATATGGTACAGAATGGTATGGCCATTCAGATCAGTCAAGATTATAGTTCAATGGTTAACTTTGCACGTTGCAAGGTACTTGGAGCAAATGTACTTCGTGGACCAAAGCAAGTTCCTTGGGATGGTAAGTTAGATTATGACTATCAGTTATGGATTGATAGTGATATTGTATTTGATGCTAACAAATTCTGGCAGTTGTGTGATCTTGCATTATCTGAAGATGGCACAGAACGAGAGATTACTGCTGGGTGGTATGCCACAGAGGATGGTCAAACTACATCTGTCGCACACTGGTTAGAAGAAGATGATTTCCGTAAGAATGGTGGAGTGATGAATCACGAAACTGTCGAATCAATGTCCAAGCGTAAGAAACCATTCACGGTGGACTACACAGGATTTGGATGGGTATTGATTAAGAAGGGAGTTTTTGAGAATCTTGAGTATCCATGGTTTGCACCGAAGATGCAAGTCTTTGAATCTGGAAATGTACAAGACATGTGTGGTGAGGATGTCTCATTCTGTCTTGATGCAAAGGATGAAGGATTTGAGATTTGGTGTGATCCTCGAATTCGTGTTGGACATGAAAAAACTCGTATTATTTGATTTTTATTTACAGGAGAAAGTATTATGGCAATGATGAAAGGTGGTTCTTATGTTGAGGGTAAGCCTAAAAAAACTCGTCAAGGCTCGTCTCAATATACTAAACTTGCAGCGTCTTCTCGTAATGGTAAAAAGAAGAGGTATAGGGGTCAAGGAAGGTGAGTGAGTTAATTGTAAATTTACCTGCACAAAAAGTATGGGTTCGTAAGGAATACTTACGTGATTTACAAGATGGACATGGTGAATTTGTAGAAGGCGTTTGGGTATCGGCAAAGTCCATACCTGGACGTGCTTTTTATTTTGAGACTTATCTACCAGAGTATGCGGCAATGTTTGATAAATTGCCCATCAGTGCCTTCTGTAGTCGCCCTGAGCTGCCTTCTCCTGACCTTGACTTACCTAACCTTCAGTTTTGGAATTGTATGGATTATGGAGTCACTAATATTCATAAGCAATTCACTGGTTCAATGCGTTGGGAAATTAGAACAAGGAATTTTGGAACACTTAATGGGTCATATATTTGCACTTTAGACAATTATCATCATAGTGCGAATGAGATTGACTACAGTACAAGTGAGATTCCACAGGAACATAAGTCATTTAACCTCATTGAACTTGAAAATGGGCAATATGCACTATATCCAAACAACCGTTGTCGCGTTTATGACATCTCATTAACACCATCAGAAGCTAAAATACCCGATTTTAAGGTATCTACGGAGTATTATGAGGTCGAAAATGATGTTGACTGGGGTCGATTAGGTGATACTGATGAATATTTTTGGGAAACACCCGAAGAAAAGTTAAAAAAAGATGCCGAAATGCTTGAAAATGGTTAAATTTCTTGTGGACCAGGACATTTTAATGATTTTTGACAAAACAAATCAAAATAATTGAGTATTTTAAAAAAATAACTCAATAAATCTCTAATAAATAAGGTTAAGATCTTTTATTTTAAATGCCTCTAGAGAGAGTTAGTCAAGGATTTAAAGACATTAGTATGGGATTTTTCAGAAATCCTGTTAATGATGATCTAATTGCGCTCAAAAATGAGAATGCAATTGCAAGATCCGTTCGGAATATTGTATTTACTGAACGTGGCGAAAAAGTTTTTGATCCTATCTTTGGTTCTAGAGTATCTCGAATATTATTTGAAAATATGGATCCTGTGAATGCAATTGCAATTAAGGATGAGATTACATTATCAATTAATAGATATGAACCGAGAGTTGAACTTATAAATGTAAAGGTGATTCCAGATTATGATAATCATAATTATGATGTTACCATTTCATATAGAATTATTGGTGCCGATATAGATCCACAAAGTTTACAATTCGTCCTCTTACCAACTAGATAAGTGAGTTAAATGCCTCTCCAAAATTTCACTGGTCTCGATTTTGACCAGATAAAAACAACACTTAGGGATTATTTAAGAGCTAATTCCAATTTCACCGATTATGACTTTGAGGGATCGAATCTGTCAACGATCCTGGATGTTTTGGCATATAACACATATATTACCTCATACAATGCCAATATGGTATCGAATGAGGTTTTTATTGATAGTGCCACATTAAGAGAAAATGTAGTTGCTCTTGCAAGAAATATTGGGTATCTTCCAAGATCAAGAAAATCTTCAAGAACAAATATTTCTTTTTTTGTTGATACCTCTACTACTTTCCCTAAACCATCATCTTTAGTTTTAAAGAAAGGACCTGTTGCATCGACAACATCTCAATTTGGAAATCAATCATATACATTTTCAATTCCAGAAGATATAACAGTACCTGTTTATGATGATACGGCTAATTTCACTGATATTGAAGTATTTGAAGGAACACTGATTAGTCAATCATTTGAAGTTTCTTCTAGAAACAAGCGCCAAAGATTTGTTCTTCCTAATGTGGGAATAGATCTTAACACATTGAGAGTAAGAGTTAAGAATTCGTCTTCGTCTACAACAAGTGTAGAATATGTAAGAAAAGATAATCTTTTTGATAATAATTTAAGAAGTGTAGTAAATGAAAATTCTACAATATACTTCATTCAAGAAATTGCTGGAGAAGAATATGAACTTATTTTTGGTGATGGTATTTTTGGAAAACTTCTCGAAGATGGAAATGTAATTGAAGTTTCATACATAGTATCTTCTGGACCAGAAGCAAATGGTGTTAGGCAGTTACAATTTAGTGGTAGAATAACATATGTAAGAAATTCTTTAGAGAATATTATTTCTGAGGGAATATCATTAGTGTCTCTCACTGGAGGATCTACTAGTGGTGGAGAACCTATCGAAAGTGTTGATTCGATAAGAAAGTATGCCCCACAAGTTTATTCTACACAAGGTAGAGCTTTAACATCAAATGACTATGAAATATTGATTCCGAACAAAATTTATACTGAAGCAGAATCGGTTTCTGTGTTTGGTGGAGAGGAACTTATTCCTCCACAATATGGAAAAGTTTTTATCAGTATTAAACCAAGAAACGGTGATTTTGTTCCTAATTCGATTAAAGAAAATATAAAGCAGGAACTAAGAAATTATGCAGTGGCAGGTATTGTTCCTGAAATTTTAGATTTAAAATACTTATTTTTGGAAACAAGTAGTAAAGTTTATTATAATTCAACATTAGCCCAGGGAGTAACAGAAGTTTCCTCTTTAGTACAAGCAAATGTCACAAAATATGCAGAATCTTCTGAGTTAAATAGATATGGTGCAAGATTCAAATATAGTAATTTCTTAAAAATAATTGATCAAAGTCACGAATCAATAACTTCTAATATTACTAATGTTAAGATGAGAAGAGATTTGGGACTAGCAATCAATTCTTTTGCCGAATATGCAATTGATTTTGGAAATGAATTTCATATTCAATCTATGAATGGATATAATATCAAATCATCCGCATTTAAAGTTTTAAACATTGCAGACGATGTTTATTTATTCGACACTCCTCTACCAAACAGAACAACTGGAAATATATCATTATATTCATTAGATTCTGAAAATTCAGAAACTCCTATTGTTAGAAGAAGAAATGTTGGAACAATTGATTATAAGGCTGGTAGGATAAAACTAAATCCGATTAACATCACATCAGGAAAGTTGAAAAATGAACAACCAGTAATGGAAATCACAGCTTGTCCACATTCAAATGATGTAATTGGATTACATGATCTTTATTTGCAACTAGATAGAACTGATATTGAAATGATATTAGATCCAATTAGTTCTGGTATCGATCCCTCGGGATCAACATATAAATCAAGTTCTAGTTATGTCAACGTTAATAATAAACCATATTAATTTTTAACTAAAATGGCGGAAAAAAGAGTAGAATTCAACAAGATTGTAAAAAATCAACTTCCTTCTTATGTAAAAGAAGAATTCCCACTTATAGGTGAATTCTTGACTCAATATTATTTGGGACAAGAATATAAAGGAGCTCCGATTGATTTAATACAAAATATTGATTCTTACATTAAATTAAATGAAAATGGAAATGATATTGAATTTACAACTCTTTCTGCCGACTTAACTACTGGTGATGTTGATGTTTTTGTCGATAATACAAGTGGATTTCCAGATAATAATGGATTAATAAAGATTGGAAATGAAATTATAACATATGAAAGTAAAACGGATGTTTCATTCGTATCCTGTACAAGAGGATTTAGTGGAATTACCTCTTTTACAGATACAAATAATAATCCAGAATCTTTTGTCTTTTCAACATCCAACTCTGTAGAGCATAATCAGGGGGATGTTGTCGAAAATCTTAGTGATTTATTTCTTCAAAAATTCTTTGAAAAGACGAAAAAGCAATTATTGCCTGGATTATCAAACGTATCTTTACCAAGAGAATTAAATCAGGCCCAGTTTTTAAGATCATCTAGAGATTTCTATTCCTCTAGAGGAACTGATGCATCGTTTAAAATTTTGTTTAGTGCAATATATGGTAAAGATGCAAAAATTATAAGACCTTCGGATTATCTTATAAGTCCATCAAATGCAAACTATAGAAAAACAAAAGATTTTGTAGTTGAAATATTAGATGGAGATCCAAACGATTTAGTTAATAATACACTTTTTCAGGACGAATTTGAAAATATTCCAAAAGCATACTCCCCAGTTTCAGCTGTACAGAAGTTAGCTACAGGAGTATCAGGAGAGGAATATTATAAAATAAGTCTTGATGGATCTTATATTAATAAAGAAGGATCGAGTGTAGAATTAATTTATGACAAATTTTCAATACATCCCAAAACTAAATGCTTACAAAATGTTTCAGTAGGACAGACTTATATTGATGTAGATTCTACTGTTGGTTTTCCAAATTCAGGAACTTTAACATTTAGATATTTTGATGAGACTATTGGTATATCTACATATTCTGGCAAAACTGTCAATCAATTTTTAGGTGTAAGTAATGTTGAAAAAAGAATCATAGACGGTTCAAATATAGAACAAAACACTTTTGCATATTCTTCTACAGGAGTTAATTTAAAAATAAGATCTGTTTTGAATAGTTTAGAGTATCCACAAAATACTCATACTCAAAAAAGAGAATCGAAAGTAAAAATTAAATCTTTAGGAAAAATAGGTAAAAATGCAAAACAAAATAATTGGATATTTAATAACTCTCAAACATATGATGTAAAATCTATTGAGATCATTGACTCTAGAAATTTTGTCTATAGATTTTTAGTAAAAGATGAAATTTTATTCAGAGTTGGTGATACGGTAAAATTAAAAAATAAAAATGATGAAATTTTAGAAAATATATTTGAAGTTATTAATGTTGTTAATAGCACTACATGTTTAATTAGAGGATCGGATATTATAGATACCAACACTATAGTATCTGTAAAAAGAGAAATTTCAAAAGTAAATTCTTCCTCATATGGATATTTAAATAAATTTACATCTAATGTGCAAAATGCATATATTGATAAAGATGATGTTCTAATAGCTTCAAATTCCCTCCCTTCTTTTGGAAAAATTGCAATAAATCCAGATTCTACTAGAATTGTTTTTTCAGGAACCTTTGAAAATGAAAATCCTACATTAAAAATTACAGATACTACCGATCATAACTTTTATACTGGTGATATAGTATATTATACTCCAGAAAAAAATGATGGGGGAACGATTTTATCCAATCTTTTTGATGAAGGTATATATTTTGTAAAAAGAGTAGATCAAAATTCGATAAAATTAGCTAAGAGTAGAGCAAATATATACAAAAATATATTTGTTTCTCCAGATTTTGGTGCTGGGCAAGAGTTTACTATATCTAATAATATTATTGAAAAGTATAGATTTAGAAATAAAATCATACAACCTCAAAAACTAATTAGAAAATTATCAACACCAGTTCCAAACATTGATAACTTAGACTTAACAACACTTCCAGGGAATACTGGTATTTTTGTAAATGGTGTTGAAATTTTAAATTATAAATCCCCAGAGTTTGTTTATTATGGGAAAATAAATGGCATAGAAGTTACATCTCCTGGTTCTAATTTTGATGTTATAAATCCTCCATTTTTGCATATAGGTGATGATATTGGTATAGGTGCTACAGGATCGGTTTCTGTTCGTGGACAATTTAAAGAAATACAAGTTATTGATGGTGGTTTTGATTATATTGAAACTCCAACTATAGAAATTACTGGTGGCAATGGATCCCAAGTTATAGCTGAAGCTTCAATGACAAATGTAAAACATGAAGTTTCATTTAATTCTTCTAACTCTGGCATTGCTACAATAGGATTGGGAACAGATGCGTCAACAATAGGATTTTCTACATTTCATAAATTTAGAGAAGGTGATGCTGTCAGATATATAACCTCTGGAAATAAGGCATTACTTGGATTATCTACAAATTCAACATATTATGTCAGTTCTGTTGATGCATATACTCTAAAGTTACACAGTTCTGAATTATTTGCAAAAGCAGGAATTGGCACAGTAATATTTACAGATTATGGTGAAGGAATTCACTCATTATTATCATTAAAACCAAAACAGGTTGTATCTTCAATAAGAATTGTTAATCCTGGAATTAATTACGAAAATAAAAAAAGATCTTGTTCACAGTCTGGCATTAATACATCACTGAATGTAATAACTATCGAAAATCATGGATATAAGAGTGGTGAAATTATAGAATATACTTATGATGGAGAATCTATTTCCGGCCTTTCTACAACAAAACAATATTATGCGGTAAAACTTGACAACAATAGATTTCGTCTTTCTTCTGTTGGAATAGGAACAACAGATAGAGAATTTAAGCTTAAAACTGCTCAATATGAAAATTTAACGTCAGTTGGTTTTGGTACACATGTTTTCAATTATCCAGAAATAAAAGTTACAGTCACAGGTAGTGTTGGAATTTCATCAGTAGAAGGTAAAACATTCAAAGCCTCCGTTCAACCGATTGTAAGAGGTGAAATTATTGGTGTCGATTTAACAAATAGGGGTGAAAAATATGGATCTTCTGACATTATAGGATTTGAAAGAGAACCAAATATAACTTTGCGTGCCGGTCAGCAAGCAGAACTTTATCCAGTAATATCTAATGGATCTATTGTTGATGTTGTAATAAACAATCCAGGAAAAGATTATTTTTCTATTCCAGATTTAGAAGTTATTGGTGATGGTAGCAGTGCTAAATTATTTCCCATAATAACAAATGGTAGAATAACAAATGTAATAATAAATCAAAAAGGTATAGACTATACTAAAGAAAAAACTTCCATAATAGTTAAGAATTCTGGATCCGGAGTATATTTCAAGTCTTACCTTCAAAAATGGAGAATTAATGAATTTGCAAGGAAAAAATCAACTATAAGTGGGGATGATTTAATTTTAGCACTTGGTAAAAGGGATGATTTGGGGTTACAGTGCAACTATATGTACGCTCCCAGAGACTTAAGAAAATTACTTTACTCCACTGACAGAGGAAATCGTATAGTTTATGGTCAGTCAGATTTGACTTTGGAAAATGGAATAGAAGTTAATAGTATAAATCACTCTCCAATAATTGGTTGGGCTTACGATGGAAATCCAATTTATGGACCTTATGGTTATTCAAGTATTTCAGGTGGATCGATAACTCAATTAAAATCTGGGTATTCTTTAGATTTAAAATCGGGCAGGCCTCCGACTTCAGATTTTCCAGTAGAATTTTTTGTCGAAGACTTTACTTGGTTCAATAATAATGATGATACCATTTTAGATGAAAATAATGGAAGATATTGTGTTACTCCAGAATATCCAAATGGTGTATATGCATATTTTGCAACTATTGATACTGTTCCATCTGCAGATGGTATATTTAAAGGATTCAAACAACCTGTGTTTCCTTATTTGATCGGATCATCATATAAATCTTCTCCGATATCATTTAATTTCAAAAAGAGATCAAATCAAGACGAATTTGATTTGTCTGATGGGAAATGGAGTAGAAACACCAAATCATATGCACTAGATAAAAAAAATAGTGGTTATGATTATCTGACAGAATCTTATAAAAATGTAGAACAAGATTCTACCATAAAATTTGTATCAAGAGGATCTATAGATTATATTGGAATTTCTAGTGGTGGAGCTAATTATAGAGTTGGTGATAATGTTCTTTTCCAAAAAGACGAATTAACCGGATATGGTGCGTTAGCAAGAGTATCTGAACTTTCTGGAGTTGGTATTAATTCGGTTGACTTAACAACTAGTAAAATATTTGGTGTAGAATTTGTACCAAATGGATTAAATAGTGTTCTTGGAATATATACCGCAGCACATAATCTTAAATCAGGAGAATCTGTTTATGTTAGTGGATTGAGCACTACAAAATTCCTTCAACAAAATTTTTATGATGTGGGAATTGTTACAACTGGATATTCTTTGAGAGCTGGAATAAATTCCTCTGGAACTACTGGATTGACAACATATATGTCTATAACTGGTGATTTATCTCAAACATTCATCAGAGAAAATGATACATTGAAGATTGGTATAGGTGGATCAGTATATTCACTTGGTATAAGACAAACAAGTCCTCAAGTAGGAACTGCAATCACGTCTAAAGCATTGACAGAGAGTTCCACTAGAACCACTGATGCAGAGGTCTATGATTACATTTGGGATAATTATAGTGCATTTGATGCTGATGGTGATGGTGTTGTTTCATATAATGATGCTTTAATACTTACAAGATATCATTTTGGTAGGGCCTTTAGTGGTGATAGACTTATTGGTGGAGTAGAATTTCCCATTAATGCAACAAGAACAAGAGCAAGTGATATTAGAGATTTTATTGGTATACATAGCACCACCACTCATGATATTGATGGTGATGGTTCTGTAACAGCTCTTGGTGATATGATTATGTTAGTAAGAGTGGTAAGTGATGGGTTCAAAAATCCAAGTGATACAGTTCCATCATTTATAAAATTAGAAGAAGAATTAATAGAGGAAGTTAAGGTTTTAAATATTGAACAAGAATCATCTAGAATAAGAGTATTACGCAGTATCAATAATATTTCAGGTCCGCTTAGTGCAGGTGCACCAATAGAAAAAGTGTCTAGAAGATTCATTTTAAATAATACTGGCCTTAGTACGAATCTTAAGATTCGTACATCTAAAGAATATTATTTTGATCCATCAGAATCAATAGGAATAGGTGATGATATATCCGTAGGTGCGGGAACAACAATTAGTTTTTCAAACGTTGGAGTTGGAGCAACGCAATTATTTGTTCCTACAAGATCAATATATTTACCAAAACATCAAATAGAAACAGGAGATATTTTAAGATATAAAGTAAATTATGGAGACACGATTGGAGTTTCTACTGTTGGTGGTGGAGGATCAATTCCTCTTTCAGACTTCTCATCATTATATGCAATCAAATTTGACGATAATACTATAGGAATTTCTTCCGTAAAGGTTGGAGTAGGAAGCACCGGAACCTATGTTGGTACAGCAGCATCAACAAAACACCAAGGATTACTGTATTTTGTAGGACTTGGAACAGGAACATACCACAGCTTTACGTTTACAAGTCCTTATGCAATAAACGGCAATGTTGAAAAAAATACTGTTAATGTAACCACTGCATCAACACATGGATTATTATTTAATGATATTGTCAATATAAACGTAAATCCAAATAATCAAACTACCATTAAAGTTAAATATGATTCTCATAATAAAAAACTTTTGTTTAATGAGTATGAATATTCGACTAGTGGTATTTCATCAGATACAAACACTATAACAATAACAGATCACAAGTTAAAGCAGGGACAAAAAATAGTTAACTTTATAGATTCTGGAGATGGTGAAAGAGAATTTTTAAACAAGAAACAATATTATGTTTATGTTATTGATGAGGATAATATAAAACTGACCAATGATAGATATGAACTAGGACTAAAAGAACCATCTTTCGTAGGGTTATCAACACTGTCTGATGGACATCTCTCATTAGTAAATCCCCAAATAGATGCTTACAGAGATTCCACGATTATTTTTGATCTATCCGACTCTAGCCTTTCCTATTTGCAGGATGATATATTATATCCTGCATTTTACTTTAAAGTATTTGAAGACGAAGGATTTACTAATGAATTTTATAAATCTAAAGATGATTTATCTTTCTCTACAAATTCCATTGGAGATGTAGGTATAACCACAGATGCAAAAGTTAGTTTATTCATCAACAAAAATACCCCTAAAAATCTTTATTATCGATTAATACCTTTAAATAATGACAATAATCCAAATTACAATAAAGATATTGTAATTGATGATGATGTATTTTTAAATAATCAAATATCAGTTAAAAATAGCTTGTTTAATGGAAGATATTCAGTATCTGCTTATACTGATAACACATTTTCATATGTTCTTGATAGAAAAGCAGAGAGTACGCAATATTTAAATACTCAAGCAGTATTAAAGTACACCACATCATCCAATAGTGCATATGGACCAATACATGATGTTTCTATCTATAATAAAGGTAAAAACTATACATCTACTCCCTTTATTGAAGGAATACGGAGTGAAATAGGAGAAGGAGCAGTTTTACAAGCCTATAGTAAAGACATTGGACGTATAAAAAAAGTTTCTATTGATAATATTGGATATGATTATCCATCAGATTTAACATTGAGACCAACTTCCAATATTCCGCAGGTATTAAAGTTAGATCAGTTAGCAACATTTAAGTCTATTGGAATTACTACTGCTGGAGTCAATTATAGTTTTCCCCCACAACTAGTTGTTGTAGATGCAATAACCAATTCAATAGTTGATGATGTGGAATTGGCTATTGATGATTTGGATTCAACATCAGTAAGAATTGTACAAAACACAACCAATTTATCTGATTCTATTCCAAAGATAATTCCTACAGGCAATTCAAATGGAATTGGCGTAACTAACCTAACATTTGATCCAGTAACAAAATTAGTTACTGCAGAGTTCGAAAGAGTTCCTTTGAGATTTTTTCTGCCAACAAATAGCAATAGATATGGTGCTACTCAATTAGTTCTTAAACCTGTATCAGATAATCCAGACGGAATTTTATCTGGAATATCTACTGGTGATAAAATTTTAGTTGAGGGATCTAATGTTGGTGTGGGATCTACTGGAATTGGATTTAATTCATTAAATTATAATTATGCACTTTTTGAAGTAGTAGGTACTTCAGTGAATAACTCACTTTCTATACCTGGTCCTACTAGGTTTTCTTTAGCCACACCCGCGGCCGCTGGAATTGTCACGTACAGTATGCTTGATTACGTGAAAGATGGAGAATATCCAGGAAATTATAATAAACTGACTTCAGCAACAAAAATTATTCCTGAAAAATATTTCCCACAGTTTAACATTGAAATAGAAAAAACAGAATTTAAAAAGAATGATATCGTTATAAACGATAGAAATTTGGAAGGATCAGTATTTGAATTTGATTTTGATAATAAACTAATTTGGATTGAGGGTTCTGATGATTTTGAAGTAAATGATGTAATTGTTTCTAAAGCGACAGGATCTAAAGGTGTTGTAAAAGAAAAAATATTCTTTGAGAGCAAATATAATCTCGATTACTATTCGATTGTTGATAATGGTTGGCAATCAAATAAAGGAAAATTAAGCGATAATCAACAAAGAATTCATGATAATGATTATTATCAATATTTTTCATATTCAGTCAAATCTCCAGTTCCAATTCAAGATTGGCAAAATGTTATTGATTCTTTAAATCATACTGCTGGATACAAAAAATTCAGTGATTTGGAAGTTGAATCAATTTCTGATACATCTTTAACACCAGGTGTTATATCAGATAAGCAGGCAAGTATTGTCTTGGATAATGTTTATGATTTGAGTTGCTATAAAAACTACGATTTAGCCTTTGAAAACTATGTTGTAACAGAGAATAGTAATGGTGAATCTTATGCTTTCTCTGATGAAATTATATTTAATTCAAAAATTATATCAGATTATGATGAATCTATTTCTAATAGAGTTGTAGTTATTGATGATATAAGTGGTGATTTTAATAGTAATCCAAGACCGACAAGATTTACTGAAGTATTCAGAATTCCTGCAGATGAATCGAGAAGTCAAAAGTTTATTGCGTATATAAAAGATAGAACATATACACAAGAAAGACAAGTAAGTATATTGACTGTTCTTTCTGATGTTAATAAAGGTTCTGGGTTTATTAATGAATATGGTGTAGTAGATTCAGTATTGGGTCTTGGATATTTTGATTATGCTATTGATGGTAATGATGGGTCATTGAGATTTTATCCAACAAAATTCTCTTATAATAATTATAATTTATCTATATTTTCATATAGCATCAATGATTTTGATGATGATCTGACAAGTGTTAGTGCAGGTAGCACTTTAACAATCGGTGTTTGTGGCACTGCACCTGATGAACTTGGATCGGTTGCAAGTATTGCTTCTACAGAAACCTATGTTTCTGGAGGATCTGCAGGCACTATTGTGCGTTTGGCAGGAATTGGAACTACAACTCCAAATACTAGATCTGCAAAAATTCTCGTTAGTTTAGAGGGAGATGATGGTAGATTAGAATTAAATGAACTCAATGTTATTCATAATGGTTCAGAAGTTGGACTTTTAGAGTTTGGTAATTTAAGTTCCCATACAGTAACGGATGATTTTTCCTCTGTCGGAATGGGAACATATTGGGCTTATATGGACGATAGTGGAGAAGATGATGGTTCGATTATCATATCTTTCACTCCAGAGGTTGGTCTTTCTACAGTCAAAGTTGGAACATTAACAATAGGTCTATCTACAGAAATTTACAACAATCAAGCAGCTGGTGCTGGAGCTACATTTGCAATGGCAAATGGTGCATTGATTGCAAAAACAAAAGAAATAACAAGTGGTACTGAAGACAATGTAGTAGATTTTCCAAATACTTTTGATGCTGCATATGGTATTATTCAAGTTGCTGACACTGATAACAGTAAATATCAAATGTCAGAATTTGTTATTGTAAGAGATTCCAATCAAACATATCTAACAGAATTTGGAAATATTGAAACTGATAACCAATTGGTTAATCTGAGAGGAAATATTAATGAATTTGATTCTACTCAAATTATAGCAACACCCATAGATTCGAATGTTCATATAAAAACATTTACCCATGCATTTAGGGTTGAAACAAATGTAAGTAATCCAGAATCAGTTGATTTGCTCATCTCATCTTTAAATAGTAGATTTGGTACTTATACTGGAACAGAAAATGATGTTAAGAGAGATTTTCCTCTAACACATAGAACACATCCTATTTTTAGAAGAGTTTTTGATGGTTCTGATACTGATATTGTCAATGTTGAAAATAATTCAATTTCTGTACCATATCATTTCTTTGTAACTGGAGAAGAAGTTACTTATGGACCATCTGTAGGTTTTGGTACAAATAACATTCAAATTCAGTCCACAGTGATAGGGGGAATTACTACAGACAAGTTACCATCAAGTGTTTATGTCATTAAACTTAGTGAGAGTGAAATTCAATTTGCAGCAACAGTTGAAGATGCATTGAAGAAAGTTCCTTCTCCGTTAACGCTAACTTCAGTTGGTATCGGAACTTCTCACTCAATTGCAGCAAAGAATCAAAATCAAAGAGTTCTTATTTCTCTAGATAACTATATTCAATCACCTATTGTTTCAACTTCGGTTACGACGGCTTTGGATTCTAAAGTTCTTGTGACTGAAGACAAGATAACAACGGTTGGAGTCACTTCATTCTTCGCAAATGATTACATAAAAATTGATGATGAAATTATGAAAATAACTGGAGTTGGCATTGGTTCAACAAATGTTATTACAGTAGCTAGAGCATGGGCTGGAACAGGATTTGTTGGTCATGAAACAGGTGCTTTGGTCACAAAAATACGAGGTAATTATAATATTGTAGGTAACACTCTCAACTTCATTGAGGCTCCTTTTGGAAATACTCCAATAGGATATGATTTTAATCCGCCTTCAGATAGAGATTGGACAGGTATCACTACCTCATCATCTTTTGCTGGAAGAGTATTCATGAAATCTGGAGTTGTTGGAACTTCCACAGAAACATATTCTGAAAATTATCTTTTTGATGATATTTCTCACAATTTTACCACATCAGAAAACACATATACTTTAACATCCAATACTTCAGATGTTGTTGGCGTATCGACAAATAATGCTATCGTTTTGATAAATGGTATTTTCCAAGGTTTTGGTTTGGATAATAATTACACTTTAAGCGAAACTTCCGGAACAACCTCAATTACATTTAATGGAACTCCAAGCTCAACGTCCACTGATCCAAATTCTTCCGATCTTCCATCAAATGGAACTATTGTTTCTGTTGGTTCATCAGAAGGATTTGGTTATCAACCATTAGTAGCTGCTGGAGGAACATCGGTAGTTTCTGTTGCTGGAACTATTGAATCTATTACTATCGGTTATAGTGGTTCAGGATATAGAGGAAGTACCTTATATGAAATAGAAACAACTACATCATTCCCAATTGGTATTGGTTCAACTAATATTTTCTTGGAAAACACAAATAGTGTGCTCAATATTTTAGAATTATTGAGCACTGATTCTAATTGTACAATTGGTGTAGGAACTTTCATATTGGAAAATACTACAATTATTTCTGTTGCATCTACCTCTGTTGAAGTTGGTGTTGGGAGTGGTTCTTCATATGAAATTCCATCAGGAACTATTGTTAGTGTTGAAATAAACGATCCTGAATTTGGAATTGTTAATGTTGGTGTTGCCACTAGTTCTGTTGGAAATGTTCCAATTACTCATGTTGGATTTACGACAATTTATCCTGGAACTGGTATAGTTTCATCCTTTGTTAGGATAACAAATGGTGGTATCGGATATACTGTAAGTACTCCACCATATGTAATATTTGATGAACCACTTCCATATGGAAACATTCCTCTAATTTATAGTGAAAGTTCAGTTGGTTCTGGAGGAACTCAAGCCAAAGTAGATATTGTTGTTGGTCAAGGATCTAGTGTAATTGACTTTAGTATATCTAATTTGGGATATGGTTATGGAATTGGTCATATTTTAACTCTCCCGATAGGTGGAGTTACAGGATTGCCAATAACACCTTCATTCAGTGAATTTCAAATAACTATTGATGAAGTTCAAACTGATGAGTTTTCTGCGTGGAATGTGGGAGAACTGGAAATGTTAGATAATTTTGAATCACTTTTTGATGGAATTAGAAAAACTTTCCCACTGTCTGTATCTGGAAGGGCAATATCTATACAGTCTGATCTTGGATCTATTGTTAAAGTTGAGGAATGTTTATTGGTATTTGTGAATGATATCCTTCAAAATCCATACACTTCATACCTAGTAAATGGAAGTGTAATTACATTTATTGAAGCTCCAAAACAGGGCGATACCATTAAGATTATATTCTACAAAGGTTTAAGTGGTACTGACGTATTGGGAAGAGAAGTTGTTGATAAAATTCAACCTGGAGATATAATAGACATTGAATCAAACTCTTTATTGGATCAAACGGATTTCATAGATCAAGATCCAAGATCTGTCAATAATATTGTTTCATCCAGTTCAGTAAAAACAACAACATACTATGGCCCAGGACTACTCGAAGATCCCTTGAACTATAGACCGATAACATTATGCAAACAAACCAGAGATAAAATCATAAATGGAGTTATCTATGGAAAGGATAGAGAAGAATATGAACCTCGTATTTATCCAACAGCATATTTAATTCATTCTGTAGGAATTGGAAGCACTATTGTTTATGTTGATAATGTTAGACCATTCTTTAATCCATCAAATGAGAGCAATTCATTAGGATTCCAAAATAGTGTCAATCTTATTAATTATGGAGAAAAAGTATCAGCTGCTGCAACTGCTAGGGTGTCTATTGCAGGAACTATTTCTGAAATTGTTATTAGTGATGGTGGAGTTGGATATACAACAACCCCATCAGTAAGTATTGCAAGCACAATTGGTGCTGCAAGCACAATTTCTGTAAGTGGTGGATCGACAACAGTTTCTATTGCAAATGCAACACTCAGTATTGGAGGAACGGTTTCCTCTATAGATATAACAAACCCTGGAATTGGTTATACGAGATCTTCTCCACCTGTAGTTTTGATTGACCCACCAATTTTTGAAAAAGAAACAAATCAAATTATTTCATATGAAGGTGATTTTGGTGTCATTGTTGGATTGGGAACAACAAATGTTGGAGTTTCTACTGGATTTGTATTCCGTATGCATATACCATCAGATTCTGCTCTTAGAACTTCCGGAATTTCTTCCTCTTGGCCTAGTCTTTCTCCAGGTGATTACTTTGTAATTACTAATTCCAACGTAGGAAGTGGAATAACATCATTGGATGATGAAGATAATATTGTTGGCGTTGGAACAACATTTATAGATAATATATATCGAGTATCTGGAATAACTACAGAAGATTATACTTCAGTTTCCTATGGAACAACTGCTGTTGGTATAGTTACTGTTAGTATTTTAGATTACAATTTCCAAGGTGAAATTTCACAATTTGATCCTTCAACTCTTACTGGTATTGGAACTGATTTCTTTGGAATGTTTAGTTGGGGTAAACTTACTTTCTCTGAAAGAGTTGGTGTGATTACTTACTATCCTCAGATAAATAATGGAGTCTTGGGTATTCGAACTGGCCCTGTTGTCAGAAGAAATACTCCATTAAAACATCGTAATTATACGTCCTAAATAACTTAAAAAGATAAAAAATGGCGGCAATTGTATCGGACAATATTAGAATATTGAATGCCAGAAACTTTGTATCTGGCATTTTAACATCTACTAACTCATATTATACTTTTGTGGGTTTACCAAACCCACAAGATATACAAAGTGATTGGAATGATAATCCACCAACTCCCACAGATAACTTTACTTCTGAATGGGATACTTGGGATACTATGGTGGCTTTAAAAAAAATTAATGATAGTGATGTTAGATTGGTTGTTAAAAAACACACTTGGTCATCTGGCACAACATATGATTATTATCGACATGATTATAGTGTAATTAATCCTCCAATTAACTCTAGTGGAACTTCTTTATACGGTTCAAACTATTATGTGGTGAATAGTGATAATAGAGTTTATATTTGTCTGCAAAATGGAACTACCCCAGAAAATCCAGAAGGAAATCCTTCTCTAGATGAGCCAACTTTTGTTGATTTGGAACCACGAAATGCTGGAAATAGTGGTGATGGGTATATTTGGAAATATCTGTATACCATAAAACCAAATGAATTGATAAAATTTGATTCTACAGAATATATGCCAGTTCCAACCAATTGGGAAACAAATGATGAACACGCAGAAGTTAGACTCAATGCTGTAGATGGTAGTTTAAAAACTGTTGTCATTAAAAATAGAGGAGTTGGAATAGGAACTGCTAATAGGACATACACTAGAGTTCCTATAAGGGGGGATGGAAGTGGTGCTGAATGCACTATAGTAGTTAACAATGATCAACAAATAGAAACAGTTACTATTTCAAATCAAGGTTCTGGTTATACTTTTGGTAATGTTGATTTGTCTGCAGGAGGAGTTCCTGATGCAGAATCTTTACCGATATTAGATGTTATTATTCCTCCAAGTGGAGGACATGGTAAAGACATATACAAAGAATTGGGAGCTACAAATGTTCTTCTTTACTCTAGAATTGAAAATGATGTAGAAAACCCAGATTTTATAGTAGGAAATGAAATATCAAGAATTGGAATTGTAAAAAATCCAAATTCTTTTGGAACCAGTCAGTTGTTATCTATAGATAAAGCAAGTGCTGTTTATGCGTTGCGATTGACTGGAGCTGGATATAGTTCAGCTACATACACCCCAGATTCTATAATTAATCAAACTGTAAGCACTGGGGCAACTGCATATGGCAAGGTTGTTAGTTATGATAGAACCACTGGAGTGTTGAAGTATTGGCAAGATAAAACTTTATCTGGATTTAGTACTGCAGGAATTGCTCAAACTACACCACCTTTTGGATATAATTTAACTAGATTTACTTCATCTCCAGAATCTGGTGGTAGTGTTTCTATTACAGGAGGCACTACTACGCTTTCAATTAGTACAAGTTTTAGCGGGTTTTCAACCTCAATAAATAGTAAAACATACTTCCTTGGACAGCGTTTCACGAATGGGTTGTCAAATCCAGAAGTAAAAAAATATTCTGGAGATATAATATACATTGATAATCGCCCGTCCATAACTAGATCTTCAAATCAAAAAGAAGACATTAAAGTCATTTTGCAATTCTAATTCTCATGGCACAGCAGACTAATCTTAGCGTATCTCCATATTTTGATGATTTTGATGAAAGAAGTAATTATCAAAAAGTTCTGTTTAAACCGGGATATCCTGTTCAGGCTAGAGAATTAACATCTCTTCAATCTAGTTTACAAAGTCAGATTGATAGATTTGGACGGCATTTGTTCAAAGATGGTGCCAAGGTGATACCTGGAAATACATCGTATGTGCAGTTTTATCCATGTATAGAGATAAATTCAACTCACAATGGAGTTCCTTTAGATCTGTACATAGATCAATTGGTAGGAAGGAGAATTATTGGATTAACATCTGGTGTTACTGCTATTGTTGAGCAATATTTAACCCCAGATCAATCTGAACGAGGTAATTATACACTATACATCACTTATGCATCATCTTCAGTATCTGATAAAGTTTCTAATAAGTTCTTAGATGGAGAATTTATTGCATTAGGTAGAGATGTTATAACAACAGATTTAAATCCAAATTATATACCTGCAGGTCAAGCCTTTGGATCATTAATTTCACTGAATTCAAATTCAAGTGGATCTTCTTTTCAAATAAATGATGGTGTCTATTTTATAAGAGGATTTTTTGTTAATGTTCCAGCTGAAAGATTAGTGCTATCACAATATAATAATGAACCATCAGGAAGAATTGGTTTTAGAGTTTTTGAAGAAATTATAAATTCTGATGAGGATGAGTCTTTAACAGACAATTCAAAGGGATTTAATAATTATGCTGCACCAGGAGCAGATAGATTAAAAGTATCTGTTGCTTTAGCATTTAAACCATTCTCCGATATTAATGATGCTGATTTTGTTGAACTAGCTTCAGTTAGAGATGGTACTTTAATTGAAAAAGTTAAATATACGGAATATGATGTTCTTTCTGATGAATTTGCAAGAAGAACATATGAAGAGTCTGGAAACTATTTTGTAAAAGCATTTGATATTGATTTATTAGACACTCTCAATAATTCTCTTAACGGTGGTCTTTATTCACCAGGCCAATTAACCACAAATGGTAATGTTCCAACTGATGACTTGGCAACATATGAAGTTTCTCCAGGAAAGGCATATATTCATGGTAGGGAAACAGAATTAATTGGACATCACTTTGTAGACATTGCTAAACCAAGAACCACAAAAACATTAAATAATCAATCTATCGAATATAATACTGGTTCTACTATAAAATTAAATAAAGTCACAGGTTTAGCTGAGATTGGAATTGGAAATACTTATATTTTAAGTTTAAGAGATCAAAGAGTAGGAACAGACCCTGGAGAAAATTCAGTTCCTTCAGGGGATGAAATTGGTGTTGCTAGAGTATATGATTTTGCATTAGAGTCTGGATCATATTCATTTGAAAATGGTGATATAAATCAGTGGGACTTGACGTTATATGATGTTCAGATGACAACAAAGGTAACATTAAATGAACCTGCTGATATTAGTATTCCTACTTTTGTTAAGGGCAAATATACAGGTGCTACTGGATTTGCACAAACTGCGGTCACAGACTCAACTGCTTTGAGATTATATGAAACCAAAGGAGAATTTGCTCCTAATGAACCTCTTCTTTTTAATGGTGTTGAAAGTAGCAGAGTTGCGGTTGCAGTAACGGCTAGTAAGTTGCAAGATGCAAAATCAATATATGCAGGACCATCTCTGGGAGATGTTGGATTTGCAAAGACATTTTCTGGTGACATTATTCTTTCCAAAAGAGGATTTAATATTGGTTTAGCCACAATAACATCATCATCATTACATTGGGGTGATTTTGGTGCAGAAACAGATGATAATATAAGAAAAGCAGTGTATTATCCAACTGCAGGAATTACCACTATGGTTGGTGATGATTCCCTTTCTATGGTTAAAAATGTAAGAGTTAATGATATTATCAAGTATACGACATCTGGAACAAATTCTCCTAGTGACGTAGAAGGCGGCAGAACTTGGTATAATAGAGTTACAAAGGTTGTAAAAGATCTTGCTGATGGAACAGCAATGACAGGATCCTTTACTGGCACAGATTTTGAAAAGTATGGACCTCATATACAATTAACTGCTATTCCCGATATCCCAGGTGCCATTGAATATGGAAATACCATAGGCCGAACTGGAAGAATACTTGGGGGTCAGGGTTATGTTTGGAATGTCAGTGCACAGGTCATGATATCGCCTCTTAATGAGAATAATGATAGAAGCCTCTTCACTCCAATGCCGAAACAAAATATTTCGGACGTTTCTTTATTAAATGCACAATTAACAATCAGAAAAAAATATACGGTTGATATTGCAGATAATAAATTATCTACTCCAGTTCTTTCAGAAGACAATGAGACATTTTTACCATTTGATGAAGAAGATTATATATTAGTTAGATCTGATGGTCGAACAGAGGAACTTTCTGAAGATAGATTTGAAATTGCATCTGGTGGTCAATCTTTACAAATAAGAAATTTGGGTGGAGATGATACTAGTGCAACATTAGTAGCTACTTTAAGAAAAACAAACCCAAAAGCAAAAGTTAAGTTAAGAAATAGGGCAAATAGTATTGTTGTTGATAAATCAAGACTTGCTTCTTCTGGTGTTGGAGCAACAACTCTCAATGATGGATTGACATATGGAAATTATCCTTATGGTACAAGAGTTCAAGATGAAACAATATCATTAAATTCTCCAGATATTATAACAATTTTAGGTATTTTTGAAACCACAAATCTTTCTAATGGTCCATCTGCACCTAAATTAACCTTAACAGCTTTAAATACACCATCTACAAAAACGACAGATTTAAATATTGGCGAAAGAATTTTTGGAGAGAGATCAGAAGCTATAGCTGTATATGTTGAAAGAATTGATGATGACAAAATATCATGCGTTTATCTTACAGAATCTGAATTTGAAGAGGGGGAAGTATTAACTTTCCAAGAAACTGAATATCAGGCTCTTTTATCAAGACAAGAAATTACTAGTAAAAACATATCAGATCATTATGTATTCAATACCGGTCAAAAGGTTTCTTATTATAATTATGGATCTATAAAAAGAAAAGATGGTTTTGATGCCCCAAGCAAATCAATAAAGATATATTTTGCTAACGGATATTATGATGGTTCCGATACTGGTGATATTACCATTAAAAATTCTTATAATTCTTTCGATTATACTACGGAAGTTCGTGATATTAATGGAATTAGAAACACTGATATGATCGATATTCGTCCAAGAGTAAATGATTATGCAGTGCAAGAAAATGTAAGATCTCCTTTGGAATTTTATGGAAGATTGTTTGACGCAAGTGGAAATTCTGCCGCTAATATTTTAGCATCTGATAAATCTATTTTAACGTCATTTTCTTTCTATCTTGGAAGAATTGACAGACTTTATCTTTCAAAACTAGGTACTCTTCAGGTTCAGAGAGGAAATCCAAGCGAAGCTCCTCAAAAACCATTACCAGTTGATGATGCACTAGAATTAGCCACAATTGTTCTTCCACCATATCTTTATAATGTTAATGATGCTGCAATTTCATTTTTGGAGCATAAGCGATATCAGATGAAAGATATCCATAACCTTGAACGTAGAATTGAAAGTTTAGAGTATTACACTTCACTATCTCTTCTTGAGCAAAATACAGAATCTCTGTTTGTTCCTGATGCAGATGGATTAGATCAATTCAAATCTGGTTTCTTTGTTGATAACTTTGGAACTAATCTCAATCAAGAACAAAATTTCACAATTAAGAATAGTATTGATATTAATCTTAATGAGTTAAGACCTAGACATTATACTAACTCTATTGATTTGGAACCTGGACCCGTGGAAAATGTGGATCCAGATGCTGATATGAGATATCAAAATGCAGAAGGTGTCAATATAAGAAAGAGTGAAGATAATACAGTTACTTTAAATTATGATGAAATTTTATTCTTATCACAACCATTTAGAACAAGAAGTGAAAGTGTAACACCTTATCTGGTTGCATTCTGGATAGGTACATTAAAACTTGATCCATCTTCAGATACATGGGTGGATACTGTAAGACTTGATGCTAAAGTTACTGTTGTTGAAGGAAATTACACAGATACTCTTCAATTAACTGGTGCTGATCCACAAACTGGTCTTGGCCCAATTATATGGGGTGCTCCAGAAACTACTTGGACAGGTAGTGAAGTTAATTTCACTATGATAACAAGAAATGAAACTAGAGTTTCTAATATTGATAATAATCTCAATACAAATGTGGATGTTAATGTTAGTGGACGAAATGTAAGTGCTACGGTTTCAAATACTCTTAATACTCAATTAACTCAGACTACAACTACCTTTATGGATAGAACCGCTGAGGTGTTTAGGACTGGCGTTGAAACTAGAACTGGAACTCGAGCTCTTGTAACTGAAGTATTTAATGATGAATCTCAAGGTGATAAGATTATTAAAAGAGATGTCATTACTATTATGAGATCTCGTAATATTACATTTGTTGGAACACAATTAAAACCACAAACCAGAGTTTATCCATTCTTTGATGGAAAGGGTATTGATAAGTACTGCACTCCAAAACTTTTACAAATTAGGATGACATCAGGAACTTTCCAAGTTGGTGAAAGAATCGTAGGAAGGGTGCCAGGTAAAAATAATAATAATATACATCCACTTCTTGTATCTAGATTAGCAGTTCCAAATCATAGAGAAGGTCCATTTAATAATCCAAGCAAAATAATTATATCAAATCCATATACAACAGTTCTTGCTACAGCGATTGAGGATTATTATGAAATTGAGGGTACTGCAGCTGTTGCGACACAAGCAAATCTTCTCCCAACAGAATACACTAGCACTAGTGACTTTTTGAATCTGGATTTATTGTCCATGTCAAATATAAACAATGATTTCCGTGGATATGCTGCGTCCGGCATGGTGATACGGGGTATATCAAGCGGTGCTACAGCAGTTGTTACAGAGAAACAATTTATTGTTGATTACAGTTCCAGAATTTATGGTAGTTTCTTCATACCAAATCCAAATTTCTCTGCAAATTTAAAATTTAACACAGGTAAGAAACAATTTGTATTAGCTGACAATCCAGATAATGCACAAGCTCCCGTAGATACCTCTGCTGCAACTCAATTTGAATCAACTGGTTCACTTGAAACTGTACAAGAAGAAATTATTTCAACAAGAAATGCTAGAATCGAATGGATTGAAATGACCGATACCCAAGAGGTCAGAGAGTTTGTTGGTTCTCAAGTAGATACATTTACTCTTGGATCTACAACTAATATCATTAATGATACTGCAACATCTATTGGATCTGATGCTGCTACACTTCCTCCAGTACCAGCACCTCGACCAATTGTTCAAAATATAACCAATGTAACGAATATTCAATCAACCATTCAGCAGGCTTGGCGTAATACTGGTATTGGTAGAAATGGTGACCCACTAGCACAAACATTCTCAGTTTTTGAACCTACTGGAGTGTTTGCAACTGGTTGCGACATTTTCTTTGAGACAGTTGATCAAATGAATATTCCAGTAATATTCCAGTTAAGACCAGTTGTTAATGGTTATCCAAGTTCATCAGTAATTTTACCTCATTCTGAAGTATCCATAGACCCAGAAGATATTACGGTATCGGAAGATGGATCTGTGCCTCACAGAGTTGTGTTTCCTGCACCAGTTTATCTTGCTCCTGAAAAAGATTATGCAATTATTTTATGGTCATTATCGACAAAATATAGAGTATTCATATCCAGAGTTGAAGAAAATGATTTGGTTACTGATGAATATGTTTCACAACAACCATCTCTTGGATCTTTATTTAAATCTCAAAACGCAAAAACATGGGAACCAAGTCAGTGGGAAGATTTGACATTTAATTTGTATGCAGCAAGGTTCCAAGCGTCAGGAAGTATTGATTTTTATAATCCACCGTTAAATGAATCTAATTCTCAGATTCCTACATTGATGAAAGATTCAATTTCAGTAAAATCCAATAGAGTAGTGGTTGGTTTGGGGTCAACATTAGTTGAGAGAGATTTGGGAACAGGAAGATTGCCAATGCAATTAGGTAATACTATTTTCCAAGAATCTGCTGGGGAATCAATAATAGCAACAGGCGACTTGGTAGGAAAAGCTGGAATTGCCACAGGAAATTTGGCTGTCATTAATGCAGGTATTGGATATACTCCATTGGATGGGGTATATTACTTCTCTGATGTCGAATTGACAAACGTAACTGGATTTGGAAGAAATCTTCTTGCCGAGGTTGAAGTTTCTAGTGGAAAAATTGGAGTTGTAACAGTTACATCAACTTCTGGATCTGGATATCAAGTTGGTGATGTTCTTGGAATTAATACTATCGGAAATGCATCTGTTGGTAGAAATGCAAGATTATCTGTAGTTTCGATTGCCTCAACTGATACATTAATTCTTGATAATGTTCAAGGTCAGTTTACTACAGGTGTAGGAAAGACCATGAGATATACTGATGGTACAGGCATCACTTCTTCTATCAATGAAAATGTTGAAGGAGATCCAGGCACAGTCACTCTTTCTCGCGTTGATGTTGTAGATGATGGATTGCACATTAAAGTTAATCATAAAAATCATGGAATGCATCATGAAATTAATACAATTCAACTCTCAGGTGTAAAATCTGATATAAATCCAACACGTTTATCATCTGCATATGGTATTGAAGATACTTCTTCTATTGTTGTTGATGATAGTTCAGAATTTGGAACTTTTGAAAATGTATCTGTAGGATCCACTCATCCGGGTTACATTAGAATCAATGATGAAATTATTGAATATACTGGAGTTTCTGGAAATACTTTAACTGGAATTACTAGAGGAGAAAACATTGTTCCATATGAAGCTAATGAATTGGTTGAAAAATATGAATTTAGTGGTGTCTCTCTGAGAAGAATTAATAAATCACATAATTTGTCAGATGTCACCATTTCCAACCCAATCTCTCTTGATAGTTATCATGTAAAAATAGATATGTCACAGGATGGTGATGATAGATCTGTGGGTAATTCAACGCCAAGCCATTTGGCACTTAAATTATCTGGAACAAAAACTGCAGGAGGTCAAGGTATAACCGCATCACAAAATATGCCATTTGAAATTATTAATCCACAAGTTCAAAACATTACAGTGCCGGGAACTCTTATTACTGGTGAAGTGAGGACAGTCACTGGAACAAATATTGGTAATGGAAGTGGTCAAGGAACTGATATTCCTTTTGTTGATCAAGGATTTGAACCCGTTGAATTAAACACTCTAAATTATATGGATTCTACAAGAGTGATTGCATCGAGAGTAAATGAACTTAATAGTTCATCTCTTTCACAATTACCAGGAAGAAGATCATTTGGATTAAGAGTTAATATGAGAACATCAAATCCATTTGTTTCACCGGTTGTTGATTTGGAACGTGTAAATGTTGTACTGACATCAAATAGAATTGATGCTCCAGTATCAGATTTTATTACTGATAATAGAGTGAATAGTATCACTGAAGATCCCCATTCTTGCTCTTACATTACAAGAGAAAGTAAATTAGAACAACCAGCAACTTCTATTAAAGTTATATTTAATGCTCACATCAATATTCATAATGATATTCGCGTTTTCTATGCAATTTCTGACAGTGATAATTTTGAACCTATTTTTATACCATTCCCAGGATATAATAATCTAGATGATTTTGGAAATACTATTGAAATAGATAAAAATGATGGAAGACCTGACAAATTTGTTCCTCTGTCTTCTCCTAACTCTGTGTTAGCAAGAGATCTTTCGTATAGAGAATACACATTTACTGCTTCTAATTTACCAATATTTAAGTCATATAGAATTAAATTCGTTATGACATCTACAGACCAAGCACATCCTCCCAGAGTTAGAGATTTTAGAGCAATTTGCTTCGCATAATTATGGCATATTCAAAAATAGAACACCATCCACATTTAATAAGAGATAGTTTTTCAAACTCTATTGTTAATACTGATAAAAATGGATATAATGATTATGTCAAACGTAGAGCGATCAGAAAAAAAGAAAAACAAAAATCCTTGCAAATGGAGGAAGAAGTTGCTAGTATGAAAAAAGATCTAGATGAGATCAAAACCTTACTAAGGAGATTAGCTAATGGATCCTGAATCAATTCAACTGGATAATATCAATAAGCAATTTGAATATTTTAAAATTTCTAAAGAAGTTGACAATATTACTTGCATTGATTCTCTTAAGAATATGTTAAAAGCATATATTAAGTTATACTATAAGCAACAAGAGGTATTAACTAACGTGGCTAAAATGCCATAAATATTCAAAAAAGAGTCCATAGATATGGCGCAACCATCCACAAAACAAGAGTTAATAGATTATGCAAAAAGAAAACTGGGAGCGCCAGTTTTAGAAATTAATGTTGCGGATGAGCAAATTGATGACTTAATTGATGATGCCGTTCAATTTTTTCAAGAACGGCATTTTGATGGTGTATATCCTGCATTATTTAAATATCAAATAACAGAAGCAGACATAAATCGGGGAAAAGCAAAGGCCCCAACAGGTGTCGGTATCTCTACGACTTCTGCCACAGAAACAATTGTTGGTACAGCAACAACTTTCAGTTATTATGAAAATTCAAATTATTTAAAAATTCCAAATTCTGTCATTGGTGTTACAAAAATATTTCATTTTGATGGATCTAATGCTGTTTCCAGCAATATGTTTAGTGCCAAATATCAATTATTTTTAAATGATGTTTATTATTGGGGTTCGACAGAACTTTTATCTTATTCAATGGTAAAAACATATCTTGAAGATATTAATTTTTTACTTACTACACAAAAACAAATTAGATATAATAAGAGACAAGATAGACTTTATTTGGATATTGATTGGAATACGGTAAATGCCGGAGACTTTTTTATCATCGATTGTTTTTCTGTTTTAGATCCAAATTCATATTCTGAAGTATGGAATGATTCTTTTTTGAAAAAATATGTGACTTCACTGATTAAGAAGCAATGGGGACAAAATTTAATTAAATTTCAAGGAGTAAAACTTCCTGGTGGTGTGGAGCTTAATGGAAGACAGTTATATGATGATGCTCAAAAAGAAATAGACGACTTAATGGAAAAAATGTCAAATACATACGAACTTCCCCCATTAGATATGATTGGTTAATGCTATGCTAAATCCATTTTTTCTACAAGGGTCGCAAACAGAGCAAGGTCTGGTCCAAGATCTCATAAATGAGCAATTGAGAATGTATGGTGTAGAAGTACATTATATTCCCAGAAAATATGCAACTGAAAAAACAATAATCCGAGAAGTTATTCAATCTAAATTTGATCAGGCTCATCCTATTGAGGCATATGTCAATAATTATGAAGGGTATGGTGATAATACAACTATCCTTTCAAAGTTTGGTATACAAGCAACAAATGAAATTGAATTGATAATTTCTAAAGAAAGATATGAGCAATACATATCACCATTACTCAAAGATAAGGCTAACGTAAAACTAACTACTCGTCCAAAAGAAGGAGACTTAATTTATTTTCCACTAGGCGATAGAATTTTTGAAATTAAGTTTGTTGAGCACGAAAAACCATTCTATCAACTTAGAAAAAACTATGTTTATGTTCTGAAGTGTGAACTATTCAGAATGGAACAAAATGATATCCTTGATACGGGTATTTCAGAAGTTGATGATGTTCTTACAGGAATCTCAACAAATTTAGACGATGGTTATGTTACATTTGGTAGTGTACAAACTTTAACTATGGTTGGTGCTGGAGTAACTGCAACTGCATCCATATCTCAAGTGTTAAATGGATCAATTCAATATATTACAGTCACTAATCGTGGTGGTGGGTATTCAAGTGCACCAACAGTTGCTATATCCTCTGCACCTTCTGGAGGAACTACTGGAATAGCAACGGCAGTAATGATTAGTGGAATTGTAGTTTGCACTGATAATGTAAATCCTAACGCAAAGTCTGTTCAATCAGTTAATTTAGTTAATCCTGGTAGTGGATATACCACTGCACCTGGAATTAGATTCATTGGAGGTGGTGGAGGTGGTGCAGCTGCGACTTCTATGATATCTGCAGGTTCGATTGGTCCAATTACAGTTTCGAATGCTGGATCTGGTTATACTGTTGCCCCACCTGTCACGTTTACAGGAATTTCCACAGTATCAGCGGCCGCTACTGCGGTGGTGAGTTCTGCAGGAACAATTACTGCAATTACGATTACAAATGCAGGTACTGGATATACTGAAGAACCAACGGTTACCATAGGATCTCCATATTTGTCTGGAATTGGAACTTATATTTTCAATGAAGTTATTACAGGTTCTACGAGTGGAACAACAGCAAGAGTTAGATCTTGGAATGTAAATACAAGTGTTCTTGAAATTGCTTCTGTTAGTGGAGAATTTGTCTCTGGAGAAACTGTAGTTGGCGAAGATTCTGAAGCATCTTACATGATAAGAGCAATAACGGAATTTGAAGCATCAGATGGATTTAGTAGTAATGATGATATAGAGACAGAAGCTGATGCAATTATCGACTTTTCAGAAAGAAATCCTTTTGGTCAGGCATAAAGTATAAATAGAATTTATTGGCCCGTTAAATATAAAAATGTTTGAGTATTTTTATCACGAAATTTTTAGAAAAACCATCATTTCATTTGGAACATTATTCAACAGTATAGAAATTAAGCAGACAAATTCTGCAGATTCTGTTGTCAATGTTATGAAAGTTCCACTTGCATATGGGCCTACACAAAAGTTTTTAGCAAGACTTGAGCAATCACCAGACTTAAATAAACCAACTCAAATGACATTGCCAAGAATGTCATTTGAGTTTACTGGTATTACATATGATCCGAGTAGAAAAATAACTGCCACACAACAATTTACAATCAAAGATGCTAATGATGGATCTACTGTAAAAAAGGCATTCATGCCTGTTCCATATAATATGCAATTTGAATTGAGTATTATGACAAAACTCAATGATGATGCTTTGCAAATAGTTGAGCAAATTCTCCCATATTTTCAACCTGCATATAATTTAACAGTAACTCTCGTAGAATCTGGAATAAATGAGAAAAGGGATATTCCCATTGTTTTAGAAAACGTCACAATGCAAGATGATTATGAAGGTGATTATTCTTCAAGAAGAGTTCTTCTTTATACATTGAGATTTAGTGCAAAGACATATCTTTTCGGACCTGTTTCTTCTGCATCCAAAGATATTATCAAATCTGCAACAATCAGTTATCTTACTGGTACAGATACTACAAATACCACAAGAAATCTTTCTTACACAGTTACTCCAAGAGCAATTAAGAATTATAGTGGTGATGTATTAACCAATCTAACATCAGATATTGTAAAAACAGACACATCTATTGAAGTTGATGATGCAAGTTCTATTACAAATAAAACGTATCTTGATTTGGAAGGAGAGCAAATATTTGTCACTCGAATTGATGGCAATACTATAACAGTGGAAAGGGGTAAAGATGGCACTACTATTACAGATCATCTTCGTGGTGCTCCGGTAAAACCAATCACAGCGGCCGATAATGCACTTGTCGAATTTGGAGATGATTTTGGTTTTGATGGTACTATAAGTTAAGTAATTAAAAAACATGACTAAAAAGTATGAAGATTTGAGCGATGCTTTTAATGTAGAAGCAGAAATAGTTCCTGAAAAAGAAAATGACATGAATGTACCTGTAATAACACCTGATGAAAAAAAGATTTCAAATGATGTTCAAAAAGATTATGAATATACGAGAGGAAATTTATATTCGATAATTGAAAAAGGTCAAGAAGCAATTAATGGTATTCTTGAGCTAGCTCAAGAAACGGAGCAACCAAGGGCATATGAAGTTGCTGGTCAATTAATTAAAAGTGTTTCAGATGCGACAGATAAATTAATGGAACTTCAGAAAAAACTAAAGGATGTTGAGGAAGATAAAGGTTCAAAAGGTACAACAAATGTTACTAATGCACTCTTTGTTGGTTCTACAGCAGAATTAGCTAAACTCTTGAAAAAACAAAACGAAGATAAATAACTAAAAATACAAGTGTGTCATGGCAGCAACATCGGTAAATTTAACAATAGATAAAGGAACCGACTTTGAGGCAACTTTTAATCTAACAAATAGTGATGAATCGATTGCAAATTTGGAAAGTTCTTCAATATCAGCAAAAATTAAAAAACATCCAACAGCATCTTCTTCAGTATCTTTCGCATCAACCATAACTGAAGCGACGGGAAAAGTTATAATATCAATGGCATCCACAGTTACTTCAGAATTAAGTTCTGGAAGAAATTACTACGATGTTATATTGACTGATGGTACAGGTACTGTATCAAAAGTTATTCAAGGTATGGTTTTAGTTAATGACTCTGTATCATCATGACAGAATACAACGTATCTTTAACAAGTTCGGAATATAGTATTTCTTTAGATACCCCATCTTCTTTAACAGTATCTAGTGTTAGTATAGGAGCAACATCTGTGCCTGCAAAATTTTCAGATCTTTCAGATTTTGATGGAAATTCAGTATCTGATAAGTATGTAATTATGTACAATTCGTCAACACAAACTTATGAGGCAGTCAATCCTGATGAAATATTTACAGCTGCTGTAAACGAAACTTCATCTCCAGGAATATCTACTGTATTTTTAAATCAATTGGGAAGTGATTTAGATAATCAAATAGATGTTGATGCTGGGACTTTCTGAAAGATAAATATTTTTAATGCCTGGTATATACTAGGTTTAAGGTAAATACCATCAATGAGGAAGTTGAATGGCTGACCCAACGATAAGAATTAAAAGGTCTTCTGTCGCCGGAAAAATTCCGACAGGAGACCAATTATCTTTAGGGGAAATAGCCCTAAACACATATGATGGTAAGTTTTACGCTTCCAAAAATGTTGGTATTGGAACTACAGTATTTGCAGTCAATACATGGTCTGCTGGAGTAGGGACTAATTATTATGATACTTATTTTACTGAAGGCAATGTTGGAATAGGAACGACAATACCAACATCAAAACTTCATGTTGGTGGTGATATTTTA